AAGGAGAACGCGGATTTTGCCAAACGTGTGGGCAAAGACCGCTCCAAGCGCACATATCTGAAATACCTGACTGTCCGCAAATATTTGGCTGAGTTTATCAGAAAGCAATATAAACGTGCCGACATAACGATGAACGAACTTACGGAGGATTTCATCCGCGACTATTGCCTGTATCTGCGCAACGAGGCAGGGCTTGCACAATCTTCCGTGTGGATATACTCCATACCATTGAAACATATCGTCACCACAGCACACTACAACGGAAAGATACCGAGAAACCCGTTTGCAATGTACCACGTTGACCCCGACCACAAGGAACGTGGTTTCCTTACGGAAGAGGAACTTCAGGCATTGGGCGCAATCAAACTGGAGAATCCCAACTTTGCACTGGCAAGGGACTTGTTCCTGTTCGGATGCTGGACGGGCATATCGTTCATAGACATCAAGAACCTCACGACTGACAATATCGTGGAAATGAACGGTGCGCTGTGGATTGTGTCGAAACGGCAAAAGACAGGTGTCCCGTTCCAAGTCAAGCTGATGGACATTCCGATGCAGATAATCAAGCGTTACGAGCCGTTCCGAAAAGAAAAGAGGCTATTTAACATAGGCTCACTTGACATGGTAAACAAACGCATAAAGAACATAGCGAAGAAGTGCGGTATCGAGAAGCCGGTTTCCTTTCACCTCAGCCGCCACAGCTTCGCTGTCATGGCATTGAACTACGGTATGCCGATAGAAAGCGTGAGCAAGATACTCGGACATACGGACATCAAGACCACGCAAATTTATGCCAAGGTAACGAACACGAAACTAAACAGCGACATTTCCGCCTTTGAGAACAAAATAAGCGGACGTTTCGACATATAACCGCTTGATTATGGAACGGGGCATTATTACGATGAATGAGTACGGTAGAGTGACTATACCCACTTCTACAAATGTATGGATGACAGAGGCAGAGCAGTCCTCATTGTTGGGTACAATCGCCCCAACACTCCGTGCCGCCATCCGAGCCGTATATAAAAGTGGAGTGCTGAAACGACATGAGGCAGAACGGTATATCCGTTTGCCCGACGGCTACGGCATGGAAGTGTACGCCCTGCCTATGGTCGTGGCAATTGCATTCCGCATCAATACCCCATGTGCGGCAATGGTGCGCGATACCCTGCTGGAAAGGCTGTACGGGCGAAAAGAAAGACAAGTCCTGTGGGTGTCAATTGACAGACCGATGTGCGAGTGTTAGAGCGTGGGTACGTACCTACGCTAACTGCCCGAAGAAGCGACAAGGGAATGCTTCTTCGGGCTTTATTTTTTTGTTTTGCTGCACATTTTCTTATGTGCTTTTCTGCATTTTCTCGTCTGTCGGTTACGATTGCGCCATTCCGCTTCGTTTTGCGTATCAAGGTTTTAAGCATTATACCGTAGCTTTGCATCCGATTGTTTAACCTGTTGCCGACACTGCTGTCGGCGGCATAAAACCAAGCAAAGCCTATGGCAGAACAAGACGAATTCATCCGCGTGGGGACAACCCTCTACAAGATTGTTGACCAGCCACTGATTGACGGGGGCTGTGTGAAGAAACGCATCGCATGGAACTCCGAGACATTGAGGCAGGACTACGGCAAAGACCGCATGGCGACCGTGCCGAAGTATGACGGTTTCTGTACCGTCCCCGACCATGTGGGTTACAAGCCCGTAGTCGGAAAGTTCCTCAACCTCTACGAGCCGATAGGACACCGACCGCAGGAAGGCGGCTTCCCCTGCATCCGCTCGTTGGTGGAACACATCTTCGGGGAGCAATACGAGTTGGGCATGGACTACCTGCAACTGCTCTACCTTTATCCTATTCAGAAACTTCCTATCCTGCTGTTCGTGTCCGAAGAACGGAACACGGGCAAAAGCACGTTCCTCAACTTCCTGAAAGCCATCTTTAAAGACAATGTGACGTTCAATACCAACGAGGACTTCCGCAGCCAGTTCAATTCCGATTGGACAGGGAAACTGCTCATCATGGTGGATGAAGTACTGCTCAACCGCAGGGAGGACAGTGAACGGTTGAAGAACCTCAGTACTACATTGTCCTATAAGGTGGAAGCCAAAGGCAAAGACCGTAACGAAATAGGTTTCTTCGCCAAGTTCGTGTTGTGTTCCAACAACGAGCATCTGCCCGTTATCATAGATGCAGGCGAGACACGCTATTGGGTACGCAAGATAGGACGGTTGCAGTGTGATGACACCGATTTCCTGCAAAAGCTGAAGGATGAAATCCCCGCTTTCCTGTACTTCCTTATCCATAGGGAGTTGTCAACGAAAAAAGAAAGCCGTATGTGGTTTGCCCCGAAGCTGATTGAGACGGAAGCCCTGCGGAAGATAATCCGCAGCAACCGTAACCGTCTGGAGATTGAGATGGCAGACTTGCTGCTTGACATCATGGCGAAGATGGAGGTGGAAACGGTGTCATTCTGCCTAAACGACATCATCCCCCTGTTGCTGTGTTCGCAGGTCAAGGCGGAGAAGCCGCAGGTGCGTAAAGTGTTGCAGGAGTGCTGGAAACTATCACCGGCACCCAACGGGCTTACCTATACCACCTACGTGTATGGCGGTGACGGACGCTATCATACCCGTAAAGACGTGGGCAGGTATTACACTGTGACAAAAGTACTGCTGGAGAGCCTCTGATATTCTGTTGAATTGTTGAATAGATATAATATGATGTTGATATATAGCAAAATACAGGCTCAACAGAAAACCAACAACGCCAAACGGACGATGAAGAGGAAACATTGCAGTATCCGGTTCTGCCATCACTTTTTCTTTTCGCTGTCGTTTGTTGTGCATTATGTGTTTGTTGAGGATAAGTTGAATATGTATAACACAATGTTTCAATGTGTTACCATCCATTCTCAACGGTTCAACGTTTTTACATACCTCAACAAGTCCGCAGGGAAACGGTTGGACATTCCAAGTAGGTACGTATGCCGACATGACATCATCCCGACAAGCAGACATGGCAACATGACGGCATGACGTACCATCCCAAACTGGCGAAAGAGGGAAAAACATACGGCAACTACCGACAGCGTAGCGGATTTTGAGGAACGGAAAAGCCATAGCTCATTAGGGCGTTTTCTTCACGCACCGCTGCGCTAATGCTAAAAACGCCCCAATGAGCCAACGGGGTTACACCCCTCTGGACACCCCCGTTTTCATGCGGCACGACCGCAGCGGACGGGCATGAACAAACAAGTTTGTATAACCTATAAAAACAAAAGACGAACATGGGATACATAAGCATCCAATTCAACAAGGCGAAAGGCTCGGCGGACACGGGAGCGTCCGACCACATCGAACGCAAGACCATACCCAAGAACGCCGACCCTACACGCACCTGCCTCAACCGTGAGCTGGTGGACTTCCCCGATGGCGTGACGAACCGTACCGAGGCGATCAACCACCGTATCCGCACGGCAGGCATCAAGAGGAAGATAACGCCCGACCAAGTGAGGGCAATCCGCATCGTGCTTTCGGGCACACATGAGGACATGATGAAAGTGCAGGACGAGGGTAGGCTGAACGAATGGTGTGCGGACAACCTGCAATGGTTGCACCGCACGTTCGGACGGGAGAATACCGTTTCGGCAGTCCTGCACATGGACGAGCATACGCCGCACATCCACGCTACGGTCGTACCGATTGTAACGGGCGAACGCAGGAAAGCGAAAAAGAAGCAACAGGTGGAAGGCAAGCGCACCTACCGTAAGAAAACGGATGCCATTCGCCTGTGCGCTGATGACGTACTGACACGTGAGAAGCTGTCAGCCTATCACGACAGCTACGCGGAGGCAATGGCGAAATACAGCTTGCAGCGTGGCATCCGTGGCTCGGAGGCACGGCATACCACCACCGCCCAATACTACCGTGATTTGAAGCGGCAGACGGGAGAACTTGAAGCCAATGTGCAGCAGTTGCAAACGGAAAGACAACAGGCGGAACAGAAACTTGACGAGGTGAAGCAAGGAATCAAGTCGGAAAAACTGGAAGCCGCTAAGACTGAGGCGAAAGCCGCACTCGTGGCAAAGGTCGGTTCTCTTTTAGGCGGTGGAAAGTTGAAAGCGGAAAGGGAAGGGTTTCAGCATCGCATAACGGAACTTGAAAATCAAAATGCAAGGTTAGAGCAACGTATCAAGCAGATGGAATGTGAACACCAAACCCAATGCAGCAAGTTCGGTGAGTATATAGACAAGGTAAAACGATACTTTCCTCATGTGGATAAATTGTTGCCCCTGATAGACTTCTGTCGTAATACGTTGCACTTCTCCGAACAGATAATCCAAGAATTGTGCAAGTTGAAGAAGGTGAAGTTAAAGG